TTCTTCTTAGCCAGAAGCTCAGGGCAGAACTCTGCCAGATATTCCTTGCGCAGTTTGAAGAATGCCTTCATGCTATTAGGCTCTGTCTTCTGAATTTCATCCGCATGCTTCTTCAGCCACTTAACATTGCCGTTCTCCTGGGCATGTTGCATGATGTGTTCAAGCTTAATCTTGGCTACTTTTTCGGGAAATACCATAACTATAAATTCCTCTCTTTCTTTAAAATTCATTGTAACTGTAGGAAGCCAGAATAAGCAATACAGAAGTTAAAAAAAGAAGAGATGGAAGTTACTCCATCCCTTTGATTAATCGTGGCTTATTCATCTAAATCACGCTTTTTAAAGAAGTTACTTAACTTCTCCATACCCACTTTAACAGCATCTGGAGAAGTATCACTATATACATTTAAGGTTGTGCTTTGCCTTGAATGTCCCATTATCCTACTTAATGCGCTAACATCCATTCCAGAACGCACTCCTGCATATCCAAGTGAATGTCTTAATCCATGCATTGTAATAGTTTTTCCGTAAGCATCTTCCAAATTATATGAAACTACTATCTTTCTAAACTTCTTTTGAATTGTCGATAGATTTAAAGGTTTCTTAGTATCTTTACTACAAATATAGCTACTTGGATTTTTGTCTGTTTCCTCATATCTTTGTAGGATTAAATCTCTTATTTGTTCTGGAATTGGGAAGGAACGTATTGAAGATTTATTTTTGGGGTCTTTAAGATATTGTCCTCCTTCTCTAATAGCAGTAGCAGAATCAATATTAATCATCCATTTTTCAAAGTCTATATTTCTATTTCTTAATGCGCAGACTTCGCCTTTTCGCAGTCCGCAATAATACATAAGCAGGAAAGCTACTAAGTAATGTCTATTTCTATCATTATCCAATTCTAACCAAACTGCACTTAGATAATCCGTCATCTGATTATCTATAAGGTAAGTTTTTTTCACTTTTGCTGGAGGTTTCTTTACCGCATTAAAAGGGTTTTTCTGTATGCGGTCTGATTTAACATAATCCGCATATACCTTACTAGCAACTGACAATACGAGATGAATTGTAGAAGGACCTAACGGCTTATTAAACATTTCTGTAATCCATCTTTCTATATCTGTTCTTTCTAATGAAAAGAAGCCAATAGAACCAATGTAGCTACCTTCTATGTAACTCTTTACCAACCTAATCTGTTTATAATACGTGCTATCTTCTATTAAATGTTTATCCCTTTGATTTTCTATATACTTACTTATTACTTCCGATACTGTTTCTTCTTCTGGAATTGCTTCCTGTTCTGCTAGGTTATTTATCTCATTAAACCATGCTTCCGCTAACTTCCATGCTTCTCTTTTGGATTCTGTAGGCATGCTCTTACGCTTAAACTTTCTTTTACCATCATTATCCTTATAGTCGCATATCGCTTGCCATTTGTTCTTTCTGTCCTTTAGCTCAATTAGGTTCAAGTTATTGTATTTCATGTTTCCACACCTCACGCATTAAGTGTAGAACATTTTGTAGAACATTTCTAGCCTGAGATACCCCTCATAATGTGCAGATTTGACAAATATATGCACCATTTTCTCGATTTTCTGGCGGTTTTTGGTACGTCCCTCATATTGCCGGTATGTCTTATTTGCGCATGGTTGAGCCTTTTTTAGCTTGTGTAGAACGTTTTGTAGAACATATCCCAAAAAAAATTTAGGGGTTAGCTACCTGCTAACCCCTTTTATCTATCCTATTTTTTCTTCTTTAGGTGTTTGTTTTTCCAAGTACTCTAACCTTGTATCTATCTTGGTTAGAGTTACATTAAAGTTATTTAAACTCTCACTGAATTTATCTAACTGCGCAGTAAGTTTTTCTTCTCTTTTGGCATAGGCTTCCATCTGTTCGCCTACAAACTTTGTATAGAAGTAAAAAGCTATTACTGCTATGCCTACTGGAAACCCAAGAGAAGAAACTAAGCTAACTATTTCTTCCATACGTTAATCTCTCTCTTTTTCTTAATGTATTTAAATGCTGATTTAAATACTTGTTGGCTTTTTGATGATTCCGAAAATATGATAGATGTGTGTTTCGTTGCCGTTGTTGTATGTAGTAGAACTGCTGAAATATAAACCTCTATTCGCACTATTTACTGTGATAGTGTCCCCACTTACCAAAAAACGATATGCTGCTGTTGTTGTACTTGTTGAATCATAAACGCCATAAGGAAGACCACCTCTTGAGGGTGTGCCAATCATAAGATATTCAATGTTTGTTAGTGATGAATACATTGTATATCCAACAATCAACCAATCAGAAAGACCACTTATCGTAATGCTTCCGCTTCCTGTAAAATTACCGCTCCACAAAAGTTTTGCGCCCATTCCGTCAATTAAACCTGTATTTAATGCGCTAACCGCTCCAGTTATAGTTCCATCACCAACTGAAGAAATATCAGTAGTACCAATCTTAGTATTAATATCAGATTCTAAGCCATCTATTTCCTGCTGTAAGTGTCCTGCGGCATCTGTAGAAAGCTGTCCCTTCATCTGATCAAATCAAGTGTTAAATTCATCTGTAAATTGCGCAAATAAGCCAGAAGTATCTATCTGGTCTATTACTCCAGATACCCAGCCGCAATAAGTACTATCGGCTCTTAAATCAGTTATATTAGCTTGGCTAATCTCTGTAGCATTGGCAGGAACAGAAACACTAGCTAGGGCTATTTCTCATATATCAGCATCTCTTGTTAGTTCTGGTATTGTTCCCTGTGTATCTGGAATACCTTCTACTATTTCTGCGGTAATCTTTCTTTCTAATAAATCTAATCTCACTACGATTAAATCAGTTCTATTTAAAGCACCGTCCGCAATAGTTAGCGTAAGATTCTTATCTGAAGCATTCTTATAGTAATAGCCATTAATCCATGCTGAACCAGTAGGAACAATTACAGACATGTTTCCACCATAAGCAGAAACCTGTAATTCACTTGCCCTATCTGCATAAACTCCATTACCGATAAATGAAGCGAAATACTCCGCAAAATCCTCCGCATTATATTCCCTATCATATATTCCTGCGCCATCTACTACAGAATTAAAAAATGAACTATATTCACTCATAATTAATTCTCCTTAATATCATTTCCGAAAAGATAATTAATTGTTTCTTTTCCATTTTCTAAAGTTATCTCTTTCTCACTAACCATAGCAAAATGAGATAAGCCTCATTCTTTATCTATAATTGATACTACATCGCCTACTGATAAATCCGTTTCCGCAGTATCAATATCAAAACTATCTATTACATCTGATAGTTTGCTTTTACCTTCAGTTATTAAAACGTTTTTAAATTGTTCTGTGGTAAGGCTCTCTTTCTTCTTACTACTGCTTAGATACATTTCTTTTCTGTCAATTCCTGTAGAGCCAGAAGAATAAGTAGCTGTACCATCATCCGAACAGATAAAAACCGTATTTGTTTCCTTCTTAACTGAATAGGTATATTCCTGTTCTATTACATTATCGTATTCCCTACTTAACACAAACTGATTTTCACTTCCTACTCGTCTATCCGTCTGAGTGATGATATTGAAAACCATCTGCTTATTAGGGATATCTAAATCAATATTAAATCCATAGCCTACTTCTTCTGCGCATTCCTTAATGCCCTGAAGAAGGTTTATATATTCTGTCTGAACCTCATACGTTTCAGTTAATCCAAGATAAGAACCTAGAACTAAATGCGGTATAACCCTATCAGAATCAGTAGGGTTAATACAATTATTATCTACTACTGTTCTGATAAAGTTTTCCGCTGTAGTGTTGTAATATGTATCTTCTCAGATAATTCTTCTATCTAGTAATCCTGTTAGGTTATAGCCAGAAGCAAAAATTCTAGAACCATCATCTACGCTTTCTGACTTCTGGACAGAATCTATAATTCCTGCAAAGTCATTATAAACTACAATATTTCCAATAGATAAAAGCTCTAGACATTCCTTAGACATGATTGCTTTTATGGTAAAGCTTCCTGCATCGCTAAATGGCTCATTGCATTTAAAGGAATTAAATTTTTCTAATACACCTATGAAGTTAATATCTTTATCAAAAATTTTAATCATCATAAGCCTATACCTCTAAATATTGCGGCAAGTACTCCATAGAAACTTCTAACGCTTCCTCATTTACATCAGCACCATAACGCAAGTAATTTTCTCCTGTATGAAGCTCTAGCCAATCACTATCTAAATCCAAAAGATACATGTAGTTATCAGTATCGTTATAGATTATTTCTTTTTCTCCAAACTTTGTATTAACATAAAGCACATCTTCCGCATCCAGTGTGCAATTAACTTTTAATGTTTCGCCTGTTAAAAGGTTCTGAATATACGGATTCTCTACTCCGTTAGCGATCGCTTTGAATTTTAGCTTTACCCCAATATCTACAGCTCCAGCGTTTTCTACCATCTTGATTTGTGTAGGTAATCTGTAACCCATACGTATAGGCTCTGTATTCTTTACACATCTCAAAGGAAAATGGAAACTTCCCTGTGTATAAGCCAATGCTCTCATATAGGATTTATTTAGAATGAAGCATGGATTTCCTGCTACTCCTGTTATGTTAAATTTACAAATCCATTTATTATTCTCAGCATAAGGAACTGCATATTCTACCGTATTATCTGGAGATACTTCTATGCGGTAATCACCAAGGATTAATCAAAAGTTTTGTAATGGACTAACTACCGATTGCAAGTATCTTTTCTTAGCTAACATATCTGCTTCACTATTGCCTAGAATGTAGCCAATTAAACTTATATCTCTAGTTCCTATGACTCTAGAAATAACCATGCTTCCAATCTGGCTAGAACCATTAAAAGTAGAAAGACTTACCCCTGCGCTTCCTAAATCCTTTTCATTCAATACGTAAGTTTTATTATCGAAAGTTAGGCTTCTGGTTTCATCATAATTTTTTAAACTTATCTTCATTATCTCCACCTCTTAAAATCCTAACTGTAACTTTCTCTGTGTCTTTCTGAACTGTCTAGCGGTTTCTGCTTCTGTTAATGCTTTAGGGCTGTAGTTATTAACTGTGATATTTGAAACTGTAGTGCTTCCAGAAGACTTCTGGTATTGGTTAGCTTCAGCCGCCGTTAAAACCATTTCACCCTTATGAAGCTCTGCGATGTAACCATCGTAAGGGACTTCACGTAATCCTGTTCTATGACTTCCCTTGATTTTATCAATAATGCCTGATACACCACTAAACATATTTTTAATCCATGATATCTTTTCTGATACTCAAGAGCTAACTGCGCTTCATGCATTTCTAAAACCACTTAATAAATTATTGATTGCATTCTTACCTGCATCATAGAAGCTTTTTCCAATTCCAACTACTTTATCAACTAATCCTGTTATGGTAGTTCAAATTTTATTTACTACGCTTACTACCTGCGGTATCACATTCATAACTGCGCTAACAACCTGTGCTATTACTCCTACGATGGAACTAACAACACTAATAACAACCTGTATAGCTGCTTGGATTTGCGGCATATGCGCAATTATAAAATCGCATAGCTGCTGTATTACTGGCATTAACTGTATAGCTATATCAGTAACTACCATACCAAGAGAATCCTTAATATCAGCCATTGTATCGCCTAAAGCCGCTCCTGCGGTAATGGCTTCGCCATCAATTACTAACCCTAATTCATGAGCCGCATTCTTCTGTCCTTCAAGCGCATCAGTACCTTGATTAAGTAATGGTAATATCTCTGTGTATTGGTTTCCAAAGATTTCCTGCGCAAGCGCATTTCTCTGCGTTTCATCATTCATACCTGCAAGCGCAAGTATAGTGTCATTCATTACCGCCTCTTGGCTTCTAAAATTTCCTTCTGCATCTTGTGTAGCTACTCCAATAGTTTCAAAAGCTTCAGCACCATCTAAGACATTCTTCTGCATGGTTTTCATAGACCTGCCAAAAGAATCTATAGAAGCTCCATTTCTTTCAAATACATAACCTCACTCTTGATAGGCTTCAGAAGACATTCCTAATTTCTGAGAGCCTTTATCAATAGCATCGGCTACTTCCATATAATCGCCTACGGCTTTAGTACAAAACCCTGCTACCGCTACACCTGCGGCTACAGCCGCTCCACCTGCTATTTTTCCAAACGTAGCTAACTTACCGCCAGTTCCTTCTACCGCTCCAGATAGTTCATTTAACTGGCTTTTTGCGCTATCACTTTCTACGGTAATACCGATTTTTAAGTTTCCTAAATCTAACATTTCTATTACCGTCCTCTAAACTTTCTTAATGCTTTTCTATCTGGCTCTGTTTGCCTTAATAGTCAAGCATTCTGCAAATACTCCTGTCCAGCTTCACTCTCACGCATTTTTGAAATAAAACCATCTCTTACCAAAATCTTAAAGGTAAGGATATCTATTTCATTTAGTTCTGAGAAGTTCAAGCCAGAATAATCAGAAGCTACCTTATAATCATCAGTCCCTGTAATAAGGTATTCTTTTGTTTCTTCTTCTATTACAGGGACTGATGGAAAACTATATTATTTAGTTCTGCCGTATAAAACTCTAGATAGTCCTGAAGCAGAACTATACACATATCTATACCAATCTCTGAAGCATCTAGTTTTTTATGTTGAATGTTATTATTCAATACCTCATTGGTTACTGAATACATCGTAACGATCGCTTCAGACTCATTTAAATTCTGGAAGTTTAATAATTCTGCATATACTCTCTGCTTGGGCGGCTTTAAGGAAATAACAGAACCATCTACCCATTTAAATTGGTATAGCTTTTTACTCATTGATAAATCCAACATAAATTATTTCTCCTAGCCTACAATTTCTTCTGAGTAGATTAATAAAGTACCTTCATTGTCTAATGGCATTGCCTTAAACTCTGCATTAATAACTGTTTCCTTATCTTTAGCAAAAGCCATTTCAAAACCGTTTTCATTAGAACCTACGATAGTTAAACGGATATCTCCATCCGCACTATCTTCATGAAGGAATCTAATTAAGTACTTCTTCTGGTCAAAATTAGAAACACCACCAAGCTTAACAGTTCTGATACCTTGAGTTTCTGTTACTCTGGCTGTGCTACATAACTTAGCAAGTGTTGCACCGTTCCAAGTCATAACACCAGAAGAAAGAACTACTTCTTCGCTTGTGATAATCTTTTTAGCTACATAGCCTAAATCATCTTCTGCGGTATAAAACTCTGGAGTATATGTAAGTGTTGCACCACCTTGAATATATCCAATCAAGTTAGCGTCTGTTTCTAAAGACGCATCTGCGGGAATAGAATCAGTTCATTCAGCTACATATAATTTTCCAGAACCTAATGTAATCTTTTCTACTGCCATTTTAATTTCTCCTATTTCTTAACCACATCAAAATACAGAATCTTCTGTATCGTGTTAGTCTGATAATCTTTCATGACTCCGCCGCCATTTAATTCAATACTGGCAAAGCCATTTACCTTTGCGGTATCTCCAAAATTATTGATACCGTCTAAAATCTTTTCTACTATGCTATCTACTTCCATTAGAGTAAAACCAATTATTCTTAACTCCAATCTGTAGTTAAATCTTGTATTTTGGTAATACCTATAAACAATGCATGTTTCTACCTCAGAAGTTTCTAATGGTTTTGGTTCTAATCCAGAAGCTGTAGCAATAGCATTTAATAAAGTAATCATTAGAATAACTCCTTAAAACATTTCATTATCTCTTGTTTGTTTTCTTCTACTGCTGGCTGAAGGAACGGCTTAGACTCCTGGCCATACGTGGTATATCATTGGCCTGTCTTTTCATCCTTGTATCTTCATGGAACGTCTTCACGTCCTGTACCTTCAGAAGAATGAATACCTGTACCAATTTCCACATATGGCGCATACTCCAGATTTGTTCCTACATAACCTGTAAAGTCTTCAATATCATGCGTAATTGATTGCCTTAATTGTCCATCTCTGGAAGGTGCATTTCTCTTAGCAGAACCTTCTACCAAAAGGCAAGCATCTGTTAAACCCTTTTGGATATACTCCTGCATGCCGTTATTGATAAACTCTTGCAAGTTATCAACTACTATTTTAAAGTCTTCCATCGTTACCAATTTCTCTGAGATGAAGGATAGAGTATAATCTATTCTTCTCTACATAAGACACGATATATTTAGTATCAATTCTATAACCCTTCTCAATATATCTATCAGTAGTTAATGCTAGATACTCTACGTTAATAACGTTTGTATCATTGCCCTGATAGGTATTTACAGCATTCTGCGCTAATGCGATTTTAATATTGCGCAAAAACTGATAAGTAATCACTTTCTCGTTATAGTCATTGATTAAAATTACAGGAATATCTACAGGTACAGTTTTCATTTTTGTATTGAATGCCATTAGAACATCCTCACTTTCTTTAATCTGCGCATCTGACGCTTTAACCCATCTGAATAGTCTGTAAGGATGGATTCTGTATTAGAGCCAAAAGAGAAGGAAGGTAATCCTTCTGAGCCGTATCTGTTTCAATCCTCAATTACCATTTTCATAATGATAGTTTCGTAATCTTCAGCAGCTTGCCCTGTGTAATCTTCAAACGCAGCAGAAGCAAATCTGATTAGAGTAGATAGAATAGCTTTACCTGCGGCATCATCTGCCGCAATGCCTAAATAAGCTACTAATTCTTCTAACATGTTTTTCTCCTATTAGAAGGGGTAGAATTATCTACCCCTATAAACTATGCCTGTGTTGTAAGCTTAACAACCTTTGTTTGATCGACAAGCGCAATAAGCATAACCTTGCGACCATAAACACTATTCTGGCGGATATTAGCATCTCTTTCCTGTTCTACTTCTACACCCTTCTTAACAAAGCATTTAACTGCTTCTTTTGTAGCAAGGAAGCCAGTGCCAGCAGGAACGGCTTTAGAAACAATTACAGGAACTCCACAAACAGAACCTACATAGCCAGTTCTAACAAAACCTTCAGAATACTTTAAATCATCTCCAAGGTTCTTTCTGAGTGTAGCTAACTGCGCTGGGTTAATGAGAATGAATAAGCCAGATTCATCTTCATATGGATACTTAGCGATTGCATCGACAATGTGCGCAAAGTTTCAGCTTCCTGCTTGTGTTAATGCACCTGCTCCAGAAGCAGAACCTAATGCGGCGATTGCTTTAGAAGTTAAATCGTTAGTCATCTTATCAGCGATTGCTTTTAAACCCATTTCAACAATGTTAGGGTCTTTCATTGCTTCTTCATCGAAGTACTGGAATCTGCCCTGTGTAGTACCGACTGTGTAATCCTTACCTGTAAAAGTAACTTCAATATTAGATGTATTTCCTACACCTTGCGCTACATCCGCAACATTGCCAGTAGCAGTATAAACATTAACTGTTTTTGTCATTCCTGCGCTTTCGGCAAGGGAATTATCAATAGTCATATAGCTATTCATATCAATAGCTGTAGTAAGTAAATCTTCTAATTTACTTTCTAATACCTTATTTGCAAAAACTGTATTTGCCATATCATTATTCTCCTATCAATTTATTAAATAAATCTGGGTTAGTTTGTGATAGCATCTGTCTATCCCTTAAACCCATCTTCATAAAATCCTCTTTGGTAATCGCTCCAGAACCTTGATTAACTCTTGGAGTGCTACCGCCTATTCTCTTTTCGATTTCTGTCTGAACCGCTAAATTAAATTCTTTCTCTAGGATATCAATTCTTGCTTTCATATCTTCAGCGGTATCAGCCAATACTAAATCCACAAGGTTAATAGATATACCTTTATCCGCAAG